TAGACGGGTCTGCTGTATTTGTTCTTCAGGCTGGTGACGCTATCAAAGCGTACACTACATCTGCTGGAGACATGGAGTTTGTTGTAACCTTTGACTTGTTGGAACAACCAGCAGTATTTGTAAACTTTAACGGAGCTTAACTTAATGAAATATCTTGCAGCCTTTCTTTTTCTTTTCTCATCTTTGTCTTTTAGTCAAACTGTAATCAACTACGATGACGGTTCTACTTATACGTTAGAAAATAACGAACACATCTTTGTAACAACACACAACGTTTACTCTAAAACTACTTACAAAAAAGGGGGTGTTTACTTTAAACCAGTAGACGCAAACAAAAAGCGTGACTACGTACCTGATCCAGACGGTACTGATGACATGGTTATAGGTTCTCACGAATGGTGTTTAGCATACGTACCGTGGCACGAAGGATTAACCTTTGACATGGTTTCTTGGCAACGCTCGTGTGATACTAATGGTGATGACAAATACGACGAAAACGACGCAGGATGGGAAGGTTAATATTTGACCGACCTAAACGTACAACTGTTGCCATGGCAGCAGGAAGTATACTCTGATCCTACTAGGTTCAAAGTAGTAGCCGCTGGGCGAAGGACAGGGAAGTCTCGCCTAGCTGCTTGGATGTTGATTATCAACGCTCTACAGTCCGACAAAGGACACGTTTTTTACGTTGCGCCCACCCAAGGGCAAGCCCGTGACATCATGTGGCAAACCCTGTTGGAGCTAGGACACCCTGTTATATCTGGAAGTCACATCAACAATCTCCAGATCAGGCTGGTCAACGGGGCCACGATTACTCTCAAAGGAGCCGACAGGCCAGAGACAATGCGTGGCGTGTCCTTGAAGTTTCTGGTGATGGACGAATACGCAGACATGAAGCCTGAAGTCTGGGAGCAATTCTCCGTCCAGCACTAGCTGACCAGAAGGGATCAGCAATGTTCATAGGTACGCCTATGGGCAGAAACCATTTTTACGAGTTGTTTAAACACGCAGAGCTAGGTGACGATGAAACTTACAGGGGCTGGCATTTCACCAGCTACGATAATCCAATCTTGGACCCAAACGAAATCGACATGGCAAAGAAATCAATGTCGAGTTACGCCTTTAGACAAGAGTTCATGGCCTCGTTTGAAGCCAGAGGCTCAGAGATGTTCAAAGAAGATTGGATTAAGTTTGGAGAAGAACCAGAAGACGGTGACTACTACATAGCTATTGACTTGGCTGGCTTTGAAGAAGTAAACAAGAAACGAACAAAGAACACTAAACTTGATGAAACCGCAATCGTTGTTGTTAAAGCTGGTCCTAGTGGTTGGTACGTTGATAATATTATACATGGGCGGTGGAGCTTTGATGAGACTGCCACCAAGATATTTCAGGCCGTTAGAGACTACAAACCCGTTAGCGTTGGTATTGAAAAAGGAGTATTGCGACAGGCAATAATGAGTCCTTTAACAAACCTTATGAAACAATACGGAAGGTTTTTTAGAGTAGAAGAACTTTCTCATGGTAACAAGAAAAAAACTGACAGAGTTATGTACGCACTACAAGGAAGATTTGAAAACGCTCAGATAACATTAAACAAAGGAGCGTGGAACTCAAGATTCTTGGATCAACTGTTTCAGTTTCCAGATCCTCTTACTCATGATGATCTTGTAGATGCACTAGCATACATAGATCAGTTAGCTAAAGTTGCGTATCATTATGACTTTGAAATTGATGACCATCAAATACTAGATGTAATAGCAGGATATTAAAAGTGAAAGTTTTTAGACCGTTCAATACCTACGGAATATACGCAATCAGTGCTGTAGTGTTTTTTACACTAGGCTACTCTGTTGCTATAATTTAAGGAACTTAAAATGGCAGAAGATATTTATAGCCCAGACCCTTTTATTATGGAAGAGTCCTTGGAAGAGTGGGTAATGACCAAGTGTGAAAACTGGCGTGACCACTACGAGTCAAACTACGAACAAAAGTTTGAAGAGTATTACCGCTTGTGGCGAGGACAATGGGATCCTGCTGACTCAGAACGAACATCAGAACGTTCTCGTATTATTTCTCCTGCGCTTCAACAGGCTGTAGAGTCTAACGTAGCAGAACTAGAAGAAGCAACGTTTGGTCGTGGTAAGTGGTTTGACATTACTGATGACAATAACGACCAAGAACGACAAGACATTCTGTATTTACGAAA